GTATATCATACGAAAACAATCGAAAGCAAGCAATTAAGTTAACTGGTTGCAACCCTCCCGGAAGCGCCGTCGCCGACGTGCGCGCTGATGACGCCATCCACGCTCACGATCGAGGAACCGTCCACCCTCACGCCCCCCAACACGTCCGTGGACGCCTTCGGCAGCGTGTAGGCGTTCGCGCCCCGTTCGACCGAAGCGAGCTTCGACCGTTCGGAATCGGTCATCATGCCCGATTTGGCATTGTCGGCCACGGTCTTGGCCGCATCGGCGACGTTCTTCGCATCCTCGGCGGTCTGGTTCGCCTTGCCGATCTGCGCCGCGAAACCGGAAGCCGTCCTGTTCGCCGACTCGGCGACCTGCCTGACGGCATCCAAATCCTCGGAAGCGACTTCCGCCGTAATCGTGCCGCCTGAAATCGACAGGCCACGGCCAGCCGTCAAAGACACGCCGCCGCCAGCCGAACCACTGGAAGACGAAGAGGAAGAGGGAGAACCAGAATAGTTCGCGTTCGCCGACTGCACCGGCAGTCCGACCTCGAACGTCGAAGTCAAAATCCCGGAATCGATTTTCACGATCCGCTTCGTCACCACGGCGGTGACGTTGACGCCGGAAGTCTGATCCGTCGCAACAATCTTGTCATCCACACGCAGACCGTCGCCGACCTCATCGGGCAACGTCACTTCGACCGATCCTCCGGTCTGCAATTCCTGCAGATGCTTCTTCGTCTCGGATTGCAGCGTGGACAAATCCGCGTTGGAATAGTCGTATGTGGCGCATACCTCATCGGCGCCAACGAGCGTCTGCGTCTGACTCACCACGCCGGTTGCATCAGCGAAATAATTGACCACCAGCCGATTCTTAAGCTCCTGCGAGCCAAGGCCGATGAGATGATTCACCGCGCGACGGTTGGTTTCGGCCTTGAAATCCACCAAGTCGGAATCGATCGTGTTGTCGATGATGCCGACCGGCGTGATGCCAAGCAGGATGCGATTATCCTTGGCTTGGAAGTCGAGGCGTCTGCCGCAGGATGCGAGCAGATTGCGGAAGCCTGTGTAGGCGTCCACGTAGCGTGGATTCTGGAACATCCAATTCGACAAAGTGGAAGCATCGGAGGAATCGACGGTAAACACCGAATCCAACCCGATGCGCTTCAAAAGGCTTTTGAGGATGTCAGGCAGCTTGCCGGAGACGGTCAGGTAATCTTGATTCGCGTCCGGCTGCAATATCTTCGCCGCCAACATGCCAGTCCACGATTGGCCGATCCACGTGGCCGTGGACACGCCACCGGAAACAGTCACACGACGGTCGATGATCCGGCCGCCCACGTCACTGCCGTCAAGCCAGAAATACCAGCCATGTTCGATTTCCGGCGCATCCGGATCTTCGATGGTCAGTTCGAAATCGTTTTCATCGGTGCCGCAAGCCCAATCCAACGTCACCTGCGATATGCTCGCACGTGGCGTCAGCTTGCCGTCTGCGATGATAACGTCCGCCATGGCACACCTCCAGAAACGTCAAACATGGTCAAATCGATGCCAAAATTGCCGGAAACCGTCAGCAGTGAATCTCCGACCGGTATCGGCTCGAAAACATATGAGCCGCTTCCACTGCCGTTGCCGCGAACGCCCCTGTCGAAAACATCCGAAACGTCGCCGTTTTCGGCTGTCACCGTTATCGTCTTCCGCGATCCAGTGGCCGACAGTGACATATGACCGCCTTCCGGCACTGTCACGTCAACCGCGTAAGTGTTGCCGCCAATCTGGAAAGACGGGTTGACGCAAGGGCCGAAAATGACCGCAGTGAACTCAGCGGCCTTGCCGGTCGGATTATTGACCGTCAAAGCGATTTTCGACGGAGCCAAATCGGTCGGCAAGTCCAATGGAAGGTCAATCTGCGAACCGGTGCCTGCCGTCATCGGGAAGAAATGCTGCACCGGCAGCGCGCGACGCCAAACGCCATCGCAAAGGACAATCGTGTAATCGACTTGCGCGTATTCCGGCCATGGCACGAGACCGAGCGAAGAACCGACGACATAAGCTTGTTGCGTCCATTCGCCATCAACCGTCAACGTGCCAGGCCGGACTGCCTGCACGTCAGCATCGAAGGCTGTCTGAGCGGCATCCAATACGGCTGGCGTTTTGGTGCGGACGGTCATTTTCGCCGTCGAAGCGTTTCTGCTCACCGATTTGATGCCGCGGGTGGCCAGCGTGTACGTCCATGCGTATCCGCGCATTTCCTGCAGGTCAGCCACCCACAGATCATCGGCGTTGAGGTCGATGACCGTGCCATCATGCGCCACGTATTTAAGCTCGCGCATATTTGCGGATCAACCTCCCCAAGTCACGGTCGCCGACCGTCGAATCATCGGACGCGGCGCTGATGATCGCGCCAAGATCATTGTGCAGGCTGGTTATCGCCGCCACTACGGAAGCGGTATCAACCTGTACGCTGACCTGATTGCCTGTCATCTGATTGGCTGTGGCAAACACTTCGCGTGGAATCTTCCGCTCATTAAGCAGGCGCATGTTATCGACGCCGTAATAAGCCGTGGCCGCAGCATTGTGCGTGAACTCGCCCGCTGTAAGACGAGCGTTGAGCAGATACACGCTGTCGCTCAAACCATTGCCGGGCGCCCACGCCGGATCCACGTAGCCGGAAAACATGCCGCCACCTGCGAACTGCTGGAAGTGGCCATCGGCGAACATTCCACCGGTGTAGCCACCCTCCTTCTTCGTTTTCTCCGTGACGGTGAAGCTCTTGTCCGCGATCTGATAATTCTGGATGCTCCGCAAGGTCGCGGAAGCATGGTCGGTGACACTGACCGTGAAGTTCTTGTCTCGGATGGTCTTGCGGTTCACGGAATCCACTTTGCTGGACGCCTTGTCGGAAGCGTTCAGTGTGGTCTTCTTGTTATTCAGACGCTTATTGTTTACCGCATTGATCTTGCTGGACGCATGGTCAGAAGCGGTAAGGACCATGTTCTTGTTGTTAAGCTTCTTGGCGTTGACGGCGTTGATCTTGTCGCTGGCCTTGTCGGTCGCGTCGAGCTTCGCTGTGCCTTTGGCGTTGTTGACAGACCTGACGTTGCTTTTCGCCTTGTCGGCCTTGCCGGAAGCCTTGTCCGTCGCGTCAAGAGTGGCCTTGCCTTTGGACTTGTTCGCGGATTCGACGTTCTTCTCGGCATTCTTGGCCTTGCCAGACGCCTTATCGTCGGCATCGAGCTTCGCTGTGCCCTTAGCCTTATTGACCGAATCAACGTTTTTCTTCGCATTATCGGTCTTCGACTTGGCTTTGGAATCGTCAACGTCAAGCTTCGCCTTGTTGTTGTCGGCGGTCTTCTTGATATTGTCGATGGAAGCCTTGATGCTGTCGGAACTCAGACCCCAACGGTCTGCCAAGGCGTTAGCGGCCTGTTCGCTCATGCCCGAGGCTTCGGCCTGCCGGATGATCGCGTCACGCGCGTCCTGCAGCACGCCGTTCGCACGCTCGATCTCGCCGCTGCTGAAACCGGTGCTCTCGCCCTGCTTGAGAATCTTCTCCGCAGCATTCTGGGCGCTGCTGGCGATGTCCTCCAAGGCCTGCTTGGTCTTCGTGCCCTCCTCGGAAAAACGGTCAAGCAGATTGCCGGACTGGTCGAAGACGATGCCGTTGTCCTCGCATGTTTTTGACAGTTCACCGATCTTCTGATTCAGCTGGTCGACCGCCTGGTCTGCAGTCAGATTGCCCGACTCCAAACCAAACAACGCCTGGACAAGATCATCGATTTGGCTTGACGCATCCGAAGCGGAAGAGCCAAGCTCTTTGTTCGCGCTGGCCGCTTCCTTCGCTGCCGAAGCGGACTTGCCATCCGCATCCACGGCGTCCTTGGACGCCTTCGCCTTCTGCTTGGTCTGCTCCTTGGCTTCCTGATATGCCTTGGCCTCGTCCTTGATGCTGTCGCGCATCTTCTGGGCCACGGCCATCTGCGAATGGCCCTGTTTGCCGTATTCCTTCAGCGCGGCGTTGACCTTATCGGTCGCGGCCTTGTTGCCCATGGCGGCGCTGGTCATGTCGGTCAGGCTGATTTTCGCCTCGCCCATCCAGTGCGTCATGTCCGCGCCGGCGAAATTCATCTTCTGATAGGCGGAGGCGATTGTTTCGCTGATGCTGCTGCCGGATTCCAGAGCCGACTGCAATTGCTCCGTGGCTTCCTTGGCCTTCTGCTGGTGGCTGATGAACGCCGATAACGCCGCTCCGGCCACCGTCAGGGCGATGCCCCACGGGCCACCGAGCAGACTCATTATGCTGCTGCCAACCGCCTTGAAACCGGCGGTCTTCAACTGCGCCTTGCTGGCGGACGTGCCGAAAGCCTCCATCTGCTCGGACGCGCTCATCGAAGACCCCTTGAACAGGTCGAAAGCCGTCTGCGCGGATCCAAGCGCAGTCTTGACTCGTTGGATCGGGTCGATGGCCAGACCGATGTTGTTGGCCATGGTGCTGGTGCTGCCGTTGAGATTGCCCGCGGCCTTGTGCACCGCGCCGAACACGCCGGCCAATGATGCCATGACCACGATGGTCTGCTGCGCTCCGGATGGCAAACCGGCGAACGCGTCAACCAGCGTATCCAAGCCCTGCACCATCTTGCGCAAAGGCCCCTGAGCACCCTCACCCACAGAAATCATCAAGGACTCCATCGAACCACTCAGATTCTCCAGATCACCCTTGAGATTGTTGTTCTTCGCAGCAGCCTGCTCGGCGGCATAACCGCTTTCGGATACGGCCTTCGTCCACTTGTTGACACCGGACTCGCCCGCCTCGTAAAGATAATTCGCGGCCTTGATGGCATAGCTGCCGAAAATGGTCGCGTTCGCCTGATTGCGCTGCTCGTCTGTCAAGCCTTTTTCGGCCTTCTGCAATTGGCCGGCGAAATTCGCCATACCGACGAAATGATGTTGCGCATCGTAGGCGCTGATGCCCAATTCCCTCATCGTATTGGACGCTTCGGCGGACGGCGCGGCCAGCTTCATCAGCATACTGTTCAACTGGGTGCCGGCCTCGGCGCCGATGGTGCCATTCTGCGCGAACAGCGCCAGAACGCCGGTGGTCTCCTGCACGTTCATGCCGAAACTGTTCGCCTGCGCGCCGCAATTGTTCAACGCCTCGCCGAAATCGGAGACATTGCCGACGGCCTTGCCGGCGCCCGCCGCCAAAGTATCGGCCACCTGCGAGGCCTGAGAGCCTTTCAGGTGGAACATGCTCAACGCGTTGGCCATGTATTCGGCGGCATCTCCAACGGCCATGCCGTCGGACGCGGCCAGATTCAAAGCGCCAGACAAGCCGCCGGTGAGAATATCCGTGACGCTCATGCCGGCCTTGCCGAGATCGTTGATCGCGTCGGCGGAGTCCGAAGCGGAATAAACCGTGGAAGCTCCGGCTTCGATGGCTGCGGCACGCAGCTGGTCCATTTGGGCGCTGGTCGCGCCGGTGTTCGCCTGGACGGTGCTCATCTGCTGGTCGAAGTCTGCGGCCATCTTCACCGCGGCCACGCCGAACGCGGCCACGGCCAATCCTGCGGCGGTCATGCCGCTGGCGATGAGCGCGGACTTGCGTCCGGTGTTCTCCATGCCAGAGGCGACTGTTTTCGCAGTGCTTCCGGCGCGGGTCATCGCCGCCTCATATGAGGCGGTGTCTGCCATCAACCGGATGACGATGTTCTTGTTCTCGGCCAAAGCATCCTCCAAAATGTCAGGTCAAATGCGCCACCAAGGCGTTCGCGGCCGGATTGTCCCTGCCGTTGGCCTCCGTCCACCGTTTCATGGCTTGCTGCATGTGCGCAGTGGCCCAGCAGACGCTGGTTTCGGCATGCAATGTAAGTTCCCCCTTCGGGTCTTGGCAGATCGAGCGAGGCAAACCGCACATGGGGCATAATGACAGTTCGTATTCAGCCAACGAACGCATCCAATTGCGTTCCGTCTCATCCCATTCGACCTCATCGCCCTCACTCGGACGCCAGCCCATGAAACGCTTATAAGAGATGCCGAGCTGGCGGCAGATCTTAAGATCCTCGACTAGTTGCGGAGAACCTGCGAGGCGAGGTCGAATGCCGCTTTTGGGTCCGCTGCTGTGCCGTTCAGTTCGGCGATGGCCTGCCAGATCGGCGTGAACTGGCCATCGGTGAGTTCGTCGAACAGATTGCGCCACGCCTGTTCGGTCTTGTCCTCGTCGGCCACCGGCTTGCCGCCGATGGTCGCGGAATCAAGCATGAGCGGCAGTGCCGCAGCGGCGGTGCCGAACATGTCGTTCGTGCCGTTGTCATTGCGGTGCGCGGCCAATGCCTGCGCCCACTGGCTTACCGGCAATGCCCGCAACGTGAGCTTCAACGTCTCCGCATCCGCCTGTTCGCGTAGCTCTTCGATGCGCCGCGCGGTGGCCTTCGCCTGCCGGTTCGTCCCAGCCTCCGTGATTTGTTCGCGCGTGGTCTCCTCGGCCAGCGCATCACCCAATCTGGCGATGTCCTCGGCGGTCTGCTGGTTGAGGATGATATCGACCTCGCGCGTGCGTCTGGTGACTTTAAGCATTGTTGTTCCTTCGCTCTAATATTCATGTTCCTTTGCCGGAAAAGAGAAAAAAGAGGGTCCCGCACCGGCGAAAGGGAACGAAAGTCCGGTGCGGGAAGAATCAATCAGGCGACCTTCACGTTCTCCGCCCAGCCGGGAGCACGGACGGAGAAATTGACCTTGCTGCGCAGGACGCTGTTCGCGGCGATCGCCATCTTGGCGCTCATGCCGATGCGGACCGCGTACACGTTCACAATGTCGCCGGCGACAAAAGTCTTATCCGTCTGCTTGCCGTAACGTCGCACGAAATAGCCCTCCGCGCCCTCGATCAAAGTCTCCATTGCCGCGTTCTGCGTGGAATGCGAAGTGTTGGTGTTGTCGATGACCTCGACGTTCGGGCCACTGATCTTCTTGCGTCCGGGATTCTCGTAATCCTGCGCGCTGTTCTCGCGCTGGTCGGAGATGGACTCCTGCGACGGAGTGCAGCTCCACCCGCCTAAGGTGACGTAGTTGGACAGGTCGGTTCCAGCGTTGATCTCTGCGGCGGTCGGCTTCTGGATGTTTTTGATGGACGGCACCCAGATCGTGTTGACCAGACCGTCCGCCGGTGTGGAAGGAACTTCGGTTCCCAGAGTCAAAACCATGACTCCTCCTTAAATATTTGGGTCACATGCGTGACCAGTTGAATTTGAAAGTCAGAAGACGGCACTGGTAAAGCAGCGCCGTGTCCTCTGCGGTAAGTCCGGCCGCATAGGCGCCGGAATCGGAGAACAGCGTCAGACAGCCGGTGTCGAAACCCTGCGCGATGAACCGTTTGCCAGCAAGCCTCGGAATCATGAGGTCATCGGCCAGCACGTTGACGGAATCGGCCGTAGTGCTCACGATGCGCACCAGCAAAGTGCCGATGCCGCAATGCACCTGCTGCGTTTCGCCGACGATATGACCGTTGGTCGTGACCGTTTCGATCACCCACGGCGGCTTCTCCGTAGGCTTAGGCGCCGTCTGCCGGTACACGGCCCAGCCAGTCGCCGGCTTCGGAATATGGTCGAGAATCGTGTCGGTCAACGTCATGATCGACGTCATTCAGACCACCTCCACGGCGGCACGCGCCACGTATTCCGCAAGCTTCGGCAATTCTTCCTCACCATGCTCGTAGAATCGGTGCGTTCCACCGCCCTTCGCGGTGCCGAAGAACGCGATGTTCGCGAGCGAACCCGCTCCGCCTTTGGTGGGGCCGATCTCGGCGGTGATGCGTCCAGCGGATTCCTGCAGCGTGTAGCTGATCGGGATACGCCTGAATGCGGCATTGCCGGAACCGTTCAGGTCGTCGCGAATCGAGTTCTTGACGTTCTGCGCGCCTTTCTTGACGGAAGCGGAGATCAAAGCGCGGCGAGCCACGCCCCTGGCGAGCAGCGCATCACCGAAAGCCGTCAACTGCGAAGCGTCGAACAGTCCGCTCATGAGTCCTCCTTCACATTCCAACGGCAGGCGGTGGCGTGCGTCTTCTCGCTTTGAGGTGAGACGAGCCTGAACCGCCTGCCGACGAGCAGCGGATTAGCGGATTCCGTGACTTCCACCACGTCACCGGCGCGAAGGCCAGGAGTGCCATATGGAAAATGCACGTACAAAGACCAGACCAACGAGACGGCGCCCATGGCTTGGGCCGCGCTGCCTTCGGTCCGCTCGCTGGCGAGGCCGCCGCTGGTCTGCACCTTGCAGCTGCCTTCGTACACCTTCTCCTTGCCGGTGGTCGTCAGTCCCGTGTCCGGATCCGTTGTGGTGACTCCGGGGCGGGTGACGACGCATCGGTCGGTCATCAGGCATTCCGCGTTGGCTCTGGCCTTTGCGAGAAAGGATGCGCTGATTCTCATCGGAACACTCCAATCGAACTGACGTTCGCACCGAAGCGATTGCGCAGGCTGCGTCTGGTCGCTTCCGGCAATTCGGCCGCGTCGATCTGGGTGCCATCATGCGTATATCCGACCTGCGCGTCATCAAGCCTCTCGTAGGCGATGCCGGAGTGGGCGCCGGGGCCACCATCCGCGAGCTGATGCAATCCGGCGGCGACATACGAGCAGACCAGTCTGACGATGTCCTCCGGCACGGGATCCCAGCCACCTTGGAAGGTGACCGTCACAGTCGACGGGATGCCGCCAAATGGGCTCCACGGCTCCGCCCGGTAAAGCGATGAGCCGAAGAGCCTCCAGTCTTCGATCGGCCGACCATCGACCAGTACTTTGGACACGGCTCGCACCGCCCTGCATGGCAGGTCAAGTTTCCTCGACTGTTCGCCGGGCAGGTCGACGGTCCATTCGCCCATGGTGATCGGACAGCCGGCGGCGTCGCGCACGGCGGCGGATACGGAGTCGAGCAGGCTGAGCGCGACGGTGTTGTCCGGCACGTCGATGCCGTACTTCCGCAGGTCCTGCAGTGTGGCCAAGGCGGTCATGTCAGCCTCCGATCAGACGGTCACTTGCCCTTCTTGCCGGTGTCTGCCTTATCGGCATCATCACCAGCGGTGTCGGACGTTTCGTCCACGACGGCCTGCGGGTCATCCTGCATAGAACGACCGGTGGAGGTGGAGAGGTTCAGTGTGATCTTGGTCAGGCACTCGGGACGGATGACCTTGGCGCCGTACAGGTCGAGGCCGCGGACCATGTCGGCGAAGTCGGTCTGCATGCGCATCGCCTCCACCTTGCTGACCTGCTGCGCGAAGGTCACGGCCGCGTTCGTGCCGGCGAGAATGGACTGGGTGTCCGGACTGGCGGACTTGCGCGGCACATTGTTGGACTTCACTACGGTGAAGCCGCGCACCTGGCCGACCACGCCGTTGAGCAGAGTATTATGGCCTGCTTCGGTGCCTTCGATGAAGCGGGAGTCCTGCAGCAGCAAGGCGTAGAAGTCTGGGCTGACGACGAGCCAGCGGCCCTCATCGGGAACGTTCTGCACGTCGAGCTTGCGTCCGGCTTCCACGACGGCGAGATACGCGTCTGCAGGGGTGCCGACGGCCACGGTCTTCGCCGGGGTGCCGACGGCCGTGTCCATGAGATTGGAGATATAGGTCTCCACGTTCTTCATCATGTTGTAGGCGGCGGAATTTGTGAACTTTCCGGTCAGATCGGCCTTGGCCTGAGTCTTGTCGAGGTCATTGACCTTGAAAGCGAAATAGTCGGACTTGTCGATCTTGAGCACGGCGGCTTCCTTATCCGTGACGTCATCGACGGTAATCGCTTTGCCGCGCACGTACTCGTGCACTGTCACGTCGTTGTATCCGGTGATGTGCACGGTGTCACCGGCCTCACGGATGTCGCCCTCGTAATCGCGGTTGCACAGGCTTGGGAAGACGAGCTTCGCGCGCAGGGCTTCGAGGATGGCGGCGGACCATACCTCGGGGATGAAATTGGTGATTGCCATTGCTGGCCTCCTTACTTACTGCGGCCTGCGAGCAGATCATTCAAACGGCCCTTGCGGCACGCCTCGTCAATCTGCTTCGGGGTCATGTTCTTCAGATCGTCCCTGGTAAGCTGTCCCGTCTGATGATCGCCATCGCGGACGCCCGACGGTGGGATGATTCCCGCCAGGCCAGCATTGTTCCCGCCTTGCGCGAGATACGGGTGTGCCGTGACCAGGGCGTCGATCTTCTCGCCGATCGCCTGCTGGTCGTATCCTCCCTGATCGTCCGCGGTCAGGTCGGAGAAGTCGATGAGCTTCAATGCGTCGCTTGGATTGATGAGCTTGCCGGTCGCCGCGGCGGTGACGTTCGCCTGGAGCACCCGCTTCTGCAGGCCGGCGATGGTAGCCTGCGCGGAGTCGAATTCCTTGCCGCGCTGCTCCCAGTCGGCCACCTGCTTCTCAAGGTCGTCCACTCGGTCGGCCTTCTCACGGGCGGCCTTGAGCTTCGCTTCGAGGTCGGTGTTGACCTTCTTCTGGCCGAGGAACTTGTCGTGCCAGTCGATTGGCGGCTCCTGTGCGCCCTGGGCATTGGTGTTCGGATCCTGCTGCTGTCCATCTGACATGGTGTTTCCTTTCATTCGGTGTATTTTTCGCCGTTGCTGGAGAGCCACCGGCGATACGAGTTCTCGGCCTTTGCCAACACGTCCGGCGTGACCGGCTTGCCAGACTGGCAGGGATTGCGGCCGTCCAAAGCTGCCTCATAGCGGAGCCGCGCATTGAGCAGACGCTTCTGCGCCGCGGTCAGCTCCTCATGCCGCCCTTGGCGGTAGTCGTTGTTGTGAAGCCATTGGCTGCGGCGAAGCTCCGGCACCCGCTCTCGCCATTTGTCCGGCAGGATGTAGCCCTCGCGTTTCAGCAGCTCGATGGTCTGCTCGCGCGGGAGGTTGAAGCTGTAGATGCCTTCCGGCGTGAGCCTGCGCCGTTGCTTCTGGCCATATTCGTATTTTCGGATCATGCGGCTCCAGCCGTATCGACTGGTGCCTTCGGATGTGGTCATACTGATGTTGCCGCGTCCGACAGGCCGCATGCCTCGGTGCGCGTTGACGACCTGGTAGATGTCGGCGCCGTCTCTGATGGCCTGCGCGTCGGCGTGTCCGAAGAGCTCGTCCTGCTCCGCCTCGCTCATGCGGTTGAAGCGGTCCATCGGATCAGTGATCCAGCCTTGCTTCTCGGCCTTGTCCCTGCCCTTGCAGGGGATGGTCGTTCCATGGCATTTCGGATGCCGCAGGAAGTTCTGGCTATGCCGGAAGTATTTTCCAGCGAGGATGGCGCATCGTGGGCAGCAGTCGGGTGATTCGACGCGCACGTAGCCGACACCGGAACGCTGGGTGATGCTGACGCCCATCGCGCTGATGGATGTGTCCTCGATGGCCTGCATGGCCATCTGGCGGAGCGTCCGGCGTCCGGACCGCATGGCGTCTATCGGGTCAAGTCCTGATTTGATGGCCGACAATGTGTGCGTGACCGGAATGTCGAAATATGATTCGAGGTCGATGCCGCTCGGCGCGAAACCTGCCCCGAAGGCGAGTGGATTCGCGATGCCGCCATCGGGACGCACGTAATCGCCCTGTTCTGCGAGCATCAACGTGGACGAGTCCATCGCATCGCTCGCCGCACGCGTCTGCAGGGCTGCGAAGAGCGTGATGAAATCGACGTTTGTCCGATTCCAACTGTCACGCACCCGCAGCGGATCCACGCCCTTCCATGCCTTGTCCGCCGCCCTCACGGCCAGCAGGCATAGTCTGGCCAAAGTGTTCCGGCTGTCCGACAGGCTCTCCAGCGTCACCGTCATCAGATGCACCTCCGACCCTTAGACTGCGTGCTATCTCGGCCATCTCAGGGTCATGGCTCTCGTCGTCCACCATGCGCATGATGCGTTTGATGTCCTCCGGGCTCTGGCCCATCTGCTCGGCTATCCACTGCAATGGATAGCCGAGCTGCTTGTATTTGAGCATCGCGTCGGCCATCAATGCCTCGCTGCGGTATTGCGGTGTGGCGAACACGACCTTCGAATCATCGAGGATCCGGGCGGATTCCTCGTCGTCCTCGAGCATCATGGCCATCTCGCACAGTTCGCGCACCGGCTGGCGTATGAAGCTGATGCGCTCCAGCGTCTTGCTCACCAATCCAGCTTCGGCGACCTCGTAGCCGGTGGCCGGCACCTCGGCGTTCGTCAGCAGGTAATGCCCGGGCGTACGGGTTTCGGCCGCGATGTGCTCGACGGCCTTCTGAATGATCGGCAGAAAAGCCTGCAGGTTGCTGGCGGTCCACTCGCCAATCGACACATTATCGCCGGTGATCTGCATGATGCGCTCCATGACCTGCTTGTCCAGGTTCGCTGGGCGTTCGCCGACCTGCTCGCCGGTTGCCTTGTCGAAGACCGGCTCGGACAGCGAATCGCCGCCGAGGATCACCCTCGCGGGCATGGACGCGAAATCCAAAGCATTCAAGGTGTATGCCCAGCAGACGTTGACGGCGTCCTGCATCGATTCGACCTGCTCCACATCGCTGATCGGCAGATCGTCCAAAAGCATCTGATTGCGGAATTCAACCAACGGGACTCGACCGAGAGGATTCACGCGCGCGGAGTCCGGCACGAACCGCCAGCCATCCACGCCGGGCGGCAGACGATTCCTCTCATCGTCGCCGCCCGCACGCACCCGCACCACATCGAAGACCATGTCCGGCAGCAGCAAAGTGCCGAACTCGTGCTCATCGTCGTATCGGACCAGCAGCCCCGCATCGACCTCGCCAGTGAGCGGGTCGTAGTGCACTGCCGCGCTGTCCGGATGCTCGAAGCTGATGCGCGCCCTGTTGTCCGGCATCGACGTGACCAGGCCGAACGCACGTCCGGTCGTGGTCATCATCAGCGCCGTCTCCTGCAGTTTGCGGTCGCAGTCGTTCCGTTCCCACACCCGCATCACATGCGAATCCAATTCGCGATCATCATACGGAATGAATCCCTTGAAATGAATGCGCTCGACCGGTGCCTGCGCGACCGGCAGACACCAGTTGTCGGCGAAGCCGCTGAACCGGTCGGCCATATAGCGTTTGAACTCGTCGGACGCGAACTTCAAGGTGCCGCGTTTGCCGCGAACATAATCCGTATGCTTCCTGATGTCCGGCCGACGGTTCTCGATCTTCAGAGCGAGCAGATTCGCCATGCGATTCACGTCATCGGCGGTACGAATCATCTCTAGAACCCCCTCGTGGTGGAGCCTGTAAGCAGGTACGCCTTGCGTTTCCTGCCCCAGCCAGCGGCACGCGCGTCGCAAGCCGCCTCATGGGCGAGCACGCTTGTCACAGCCGCATCGATTTTCCTTGTCTGCTTCGGCTTGCCCAAACCGTAACGCTCGCCCGATTTGGCGAATCTGCGCGCGTTGCGCATGTGCGTGATGGTGATCGGACACCCGTCATGCGCGATCGCATGATGCTGCAGGTCGGATTCGAAGCGTTTCAACGCCTCCCAAACCGCGGTGATGCGGCTCGACCCGCTCATCGCCCAGGGAATGAATTTCTTCGGACCGTACCTCGTGTCCCACGCCTCGATCTGCGATTCCCACGACACCTCGTCGCGGAAACCCGGATCGCAATAGGCGCGAATAACCTTGTATCGTTCGTTGAGCTCGTCCATGGCGGCATTGACCTCGCTGCGAGGAATGCGCCCTCCCCACGTTTTAGGATTCCAAATCGTCGGACGGCGATCCTCGCCGTACCGTGGCGTGAAGATAAAACCCTCGCGCGTCTCGGCCTTGATGCACGTCCAATCGTCGTTCTCAGATCCGTCGAATCCAAGACACACCTCGGTGCCTTTCGGCGGGTTCTCAAGCCAAAGCTCATGTTCCTGCATAGCAGCTCTCCCAGAGTCCATCATCGAGCCATGCTCCACCGCCCTGCACCATTCGGTTGCCGAAGAAGCGTTCCGCCTGCGCGGGATCCTTCTCCATCAGCGCCTCAGCCTCCGCCTCGACGGAATCCAAAGGCACCCACGGGCTTCCGGCGTAGACCCATTCGAGGATCCGGCGACGTTCGCGCCGGTTGTTGAAGCTGTATGGCGTGCCGTCCTTGTGCCGCAGGTCCGGGTTCAAATCGGGGTTGCGGTAGAAGATCCAAACATCTGATGCCGATGTCTCGAACTGCTGTTGCGCGTAGGAGTTCTCGCCGGGATCGTATGCGTTTGTCCAGAAGTGCGTGCGCCCACCCATACCAGCCGCGCCACGGCGTTGCGTGTCGGCAACGTCGAGCATGCCATTCGACTTGGTGTACAGGCCGGCCTCGTCCTGCTCGGCATCCGAAATTGGATTGCCCAGGCGTGAAGTCGCCGAGGCCGTCACCACATCGATGCGGTCTAGGTCAAGATCGTCATCGTCCAGATTGATTCCAGGACGCAGGATGCGGATGAACCCCTCGCGCACCTTGAGCAGCTGCTTCAATGGTCCAAGCCGGATCATCGCGACCAACGGCCGGTAGGCGTTGCGCACCTGATCCTCGGAGTTCGCGGTCAGCTGTATCAGCGGCGATGGATGGCGCATGCCCTTCGGCTCGCCCGGATTGTAATGGTAGATCCATCCGCAAGGGCAGCCGTTGTCGGAGCAGCGGTACACGTCGCCGGGCTTCGCCCAACCGGCGAACACGACCGGACCGCAGGCTTCGAGGATGGCGCATGAGGCTTCGGTCGGCCCCTTGCCTGTCTTCTGCGGGCCAATGCAGCCGGTCAAACGGTATTGGAAGGCTTGGTTGAGAACCAGTGGATTGTCCACCGTGACCTCTTCGGGCGGGATGAATTCCGCGTCCTCGCGCACCCTCCAGCGGTGTGCGGCGTACCAGAACTGCCAATCTGACCAGCAGAAGGGCTTGCCGCGGAGAATACCGTCCGGCTGGCGCACGTGACGCCGAACCCACGCATCCTGCAGGTCTGCGAGCGTCGGGAAGTCGATGATCCAATCGTCGGCCATGTCACGCCCTCAAACGGCGCGGGAACTGCACGATCTTGGTGTCCATGCCGCTCTCGGATGCCTCCGCGTCCGTGGCCGGCACCTCGTGGGCGGCCATGTCGACGTTGTCCTCGGAGATCTTCCAGCCGAGCGCCTGCAATCCGGCCTCGGACAGGCCTATCCGGTCCTCGAGCCTGATCTTCACAGCCACGTCAGCCGCCTTGGCCGACGGGCTCTCGCACACCACGCATTCGCGGACATACGAGGCGATCTGGTAATGCAGATACTTCAGCTGCGGCTGTTTCCACGCGCGCGCCTGCGGCAGGCGCCACAACTGCCCCCACAGCTCAGACTCACGCTCGTTCCACGATTCCGAACCAGCCCTGTCCTCGACCCATTCCTGCGAGTCCTTGTCGAAATCACGGAGCACATACGGCGGAAGCGGGAACTTCGGCGGACGGCCCTTGTATTCGGTGTTCGGCAGGCTGCGCAGGGTGTATCCCCTGCGTTCGCTGGCACCGCTCGACGGATCTGGCATCGGGCCAGACCTGACGCGTTTTCCTCCTCTTGGCATGGCTCCTCCATCGTCGGACGGCCTTGCGCCGTTCCTTCGCTGTGGGATGCAGGGCCTTTCGCCCGCCCCCTCTGAAACTTTTGAACTCTCCGCACCTCGGAGACAGCTCTCCGGCGGTTCCGCCACTCAAACCGTTAGGGGGTACCCCCGTGGGTGTTTCGATGGTTTGTTTTCGTTGATTTTCCAACGTTTTCCAATACTGCACGTTCGTCTTCGCGCCGAGCGGCGAACCGAATTGAAAAGGACTTGATCGCTTTTTGTTTTCCGCTTCGCCTCACGCTTGCGGCGCGCGCCGGACGTCGTCGGCTTGGCTCGACGTACCGCATGCGTGCAGCAGATGAGATGAATCAGCGAAGGCTTCGACCGTTGAAGCCTGAAGGTTTCGTTCTCGCGGTCTTGCTGTCGTGGCAACGCTTGCACAGGCCGCGCATGCGTGCCGGATCGTTTGGGTCCAGTCCGGCTTCGACGAGCTCGACGCGTTCAAGCGGCCAATGGTCGGCGATGGTGCTGGGGGCGCCGCACAGGCCATGGTGCCTGCCGCATCCGTCAGGTCCGTCGCCTGGGCAGACGCATCGCGGATCCCTCGCCAGCACACGGGCCCGTGCGAGCCTGTGGGCTGGCGAGGTGTATGGATTGCGGCCGCGCGAGCGGCGCTTGTCCTTGGCTTTCCTGCACTCGTCGCACAGGGAGCCGGAGGAGACCAGGTGCGGGCAACCGGAGGTGGAGCATACCTTGTACATCGCAATCCCCCATCGACAGAGAGGTGTATAGCGCTTCGAGCTGGAGTCGAACCAGCGACACACGGGACGGCACATATCGTTGACGGGCAATTGAGAAAAGGAAACCATGACCGGTTAGTGGTCCGCTCATTGGAATCCGTGCCGTCCCACAGCTCTACCGCTGAGCCTACCGAAGCACGAAGGCCATCCGGCAAACGCCGGATGGCCTCCAATCACGAAAAGACACGAACAAGGCAACCAGTGGCCACCCACAATTCGCGCTCACCATACACATTAAACGGCGAGCGGACATCGAACAAATGTTCGGCGTGTCGCGTCAGCCGACGTGCGACGACGCATCAAGCAACTCACCCGCCACCACACGCCACCTGCCCGAGCCAAGGCGCTCGCAGCCATGCAGCCTTCCCGACCGCAACAGCCACTCGACCTGCTTGCGAGACACACGCCGGCCAATGACATCGGAAAACCACGACGCCAACTCGGCCGGACTGCCATCCACGGTGCGCGAACGCGCGTCCCGCTCATGCTCCGCGGCCAACGCCTCCAAATCCAAGCGCACGCCACAGGACGGACAGTCACCGGCCCTCATGCCGAACGGGGCCGCTATCCGCTGACCGCACTCCGTACAGGAGACCACGGTCACGCGGGGATCACGCTCGCGCATCATGCCGTCAAGGTCGATGAGCGTGGCGTGCAGGTCGAGCATGAGGTCCGGCGTCCTGTCGCTGGCCGCCAGGCTGTTGCGGTTCGAGATGGCCTTGCGCCATGCCTTGCGCCATGATTCCGTCCTGAGCAGGCCGTAGCGGATGTCGATGGTGGAGGCGATGTCGAGCATGAGGCGCGAGGCACGCTCCCACTGCTCCTGCCAGTGGGTGCTGATGGGCAGTGGCGCGACTCCGCGCGACGGTGCGTGCGAGCAGCCGCCGATGCGGGCGGTCCTGTCGGCCAGCGCGCGGAGTGCCGGAATCACGTGGGCCAGCGAGCCGATGTCCTCGATATACCGGCGCAGACAGGATTGGCAGATGGACCACCCTGCCATGGTTGGATTGCCGCAGTTCGGGCATGGCGTCTCAATGTCTCTCATGACTTCCTTCGGTCGAACGTTTGTTCTCTTAGATTCTACCGTCGGCGAGCGCCGTTTTCGGTGGAATGGTTGTGGATGATGGCGGTTATCTCGTCGGTGGTGCATTGCGGCAGGATCCGGTGGATTTCGGCCACTGTGTATCCGCGTTCGTGCCATCGGAGGATGTCGCGTTCGGTGGATTTCCTCATTTCCGTCCCCGCCTCCTTTCGCGGTGTTCGATGATGGCGAGCGCCAGGTAGATGGAGAGGAACGCCGGAATCATGAGTATCTGCCTGATGGTCTTGAGTATCCATTTCATGATTCCTCCTTGTATGGATTGTCGGCGGTGTGTGGTGGGAAGTCGCATAGCTGGTCGGTCCATCCGGCGGAGTATCCGGCCTCCCATGCCCGTGCGAGCTGGCGGCGGAGCTCGTCCGATTCGATGCGGTCGGTTGCGTCGCTCATGACTTATCCTCCGTCCCGTCCCGCTGGTCCATGAGCATGAGACTGCTCTTGCAGCATGGAACGGCAGTGGTCGGCTGTCTTTTCGTATGCGTTGATTTGTCCCTTCACGACACCGTATGCGGCCATGTCACGCTGCATCAGAAGAGCGTTCGCTAATCTCAGGCCTTCCACTTCTAACTGTTCGCACCAGTCGATGACTTCTTGGAGGGTCTTGTCTTTCTCGGTTATGTTCTTTGCCATGGTTTTTCTTTCTTGTTGAGTTTGTCGGCTAATTCGCAGGCCTTTTCGTCTGCCTGTGCGGTTTCTTCGTCGCGTCCGAGCGCTTCGAGCACGTGGCGGCATTTCCATGTGTGCACGTGTCGTTTCGACGGTGGTATGCCGCTCATGTTGGCGCGGCGTTGGCACCAGCCTTTCCACAGGCGCGTCCAGTCGGCTATCGTGCGGTTTTCGCCATAATGTCGGCTTAAGAATGCGTTCCACGCGTCTGACAGGTCGAGATTCGGGTAATCGCGGATTATGGCGGCATTGGCGTGGGTTTTCTCCCTGACCAGCTCGAAGTCGTTCAGCCCGATTTCTTTGGAGAAAGAAGAAGAATATTCTTCTTTCTCTTTCTTATCGGGTACGGGTACGGGAACGGGGCATGAGTTTGCCATCGACTTGCCATCGGTTTGCCATGCGTTTGCCATAGGTTTGCCATGGCATTTGCCATCGGTTTTGCCATTTTTGCCATTTTCGTCAACGGTTTTCCGGCTCCAACGACGGTCCGCACCCCTCTTGCCCGCTTCGCTCCGCTTCCGGCGCAGAGCGTCCACTTCCTCCCCGTCCGGCTGATAGTCGCTCCAATCATGGAACCAATAGCCATCCCGTTCATCGTCACGCTCCCACAATCCAACATCACACAGTTCGCGCACGGAATCATCGGAGCCACGGAACATCGGCACCATGCGGGCGGGAATGAACCCGCCCGTCAATTGCTGCGCCGACCATGAGCCGGAACGGAGCCACAATGCGGTTGCCCCGTCAGACAGCATCGCGGTCTTCGGGTTCGAGAAGAACGAATCATCCACCTTGAACCACATCGACCCTGTTCCCTTTCCTTGAGTTGCACGAGCGGCACATGGTCTGAAGATTCTCCATGGTGTCCTCGCCGCCAAGACTCCACGGAATGATGTGGTCAAGGCTCAGATGATCGGTGGCTCCGCATGTGACGCAACGGCAATGGTCACGTTCGTATACCATCTTGCGTAGCTTATTGCTGATCGGCTTCCTTGACCGTGGGTCGAAGCGCCTGAAGCTCTTGATGTGGTAGACGGGACGGTTGAGGCGAATTTTTTCAGTCTTCGTGATGAGTCCTGCATCTATAAGCGCTTGAAGCTCTTCATCCTCCCCGTCAAGGACATATCGGAAGTCTACGTAGGGGATATCTCCGTAGCTTTTGTTGTCTGAACACCAAGAGATCATCATCACGTAAACGCCTATGGATGCGGGGTTCTTGTCCATGAGATGCAGCATCGTTTCGTCCCGATACCACGAGACTGGAATCTGAAAATGGCCCATCTCATTACTCCTTTCACATGCTCCCGAATCGCTTGTAGAATTCGCTGTCGGTCATGCCATACAGCGGATCCATGCCAGTCGGCTTGCGCGCGGACAGCCGGTAGCCGCAGTACGGGCATGTGACGTAGTAGGTGCCGACAGTCTCGCCGCAGTGGGCGCATTCCACATACTTGATCGTCTTGCTCATTCGCTTACCGCCTTCCGTGCGATTTCGAGCATTTCCCGAGCGTCCCTGATGTAATTGGCTCGCATCTCCGGCTCGGCCAGAGTCCAGAAGCAGTCCTCACTGGGCATGACGTCTTTCCAGGCTGGCGCCATGTCCCACCACAACAGTTTTTTCGCCACGGCTTCGACCTCGGCTTCAGCCGGTGGAGCGGAACGTCCGGCCATGTACGCTGTACCGGCAAGCTCCCGAACCGTCTGAAAAGTCAAATCATCATCCATGCCACGCTCGTAGGCGTTGGCCTCGTCAATCAGGATGCTCATTTCGTGTCCTCGCTTTGGTCGGCCTTCTTGTCGAATTTCGGGGAGAATATCGAGTCGGCATTGCCTAGCATCTCCCTGCAATGCTTGTATGCCTCGTCGTATGCTTCGAGACGGCCAAGAGCCACGTCATCAATCCATGGCGTGTACTGCTTGTACACCAGTTCCTCACGAGCCTCACGACCCTTCTCGCTAAGCCAATGAGCGAACTCGTACAGGGCTTCGTTACGATCTTTTGACATCATTCCTCGCTTTGATTTGGCACTTCGGACGGCATGGAGCCGGTGTAGCCGAGCATGGAACAGCATTGGTCGGCTGTCTTTTCGTATGCGTTGATTTGCCCCTTCACGACACCATATGCGACCCTGTCACGCTGCATCAGAAGAGCGTTTGCAAGCCGCAGACATTCGATCTCACGCTGCTCGCACCAGTCGATGACTTCCTGCAATGCTTTGTCTTTTTCACTCACGTTCGTAGCCATGGTTAGCGTTCTTCCTCTTCGATTCTGATGGTGATGTGGTAGACGCCTTTTTCGCCGCTTGGCTCGCCTAGCCTGTAGTCCGGGCCGAGCACGTAGTCGGCGTTGTCGTCGGGCCAGTAGCCTGACTGGGTGATGCCGTCGAGTATCGCCTTGACCATTGGCGCCGCGTTTTCCGGGTCGAAGCGTCCGTGGGTCAGTGGGTGGATGATGGCGGTCACATGCACCGGCCAATGCTCGGGCTTTTGGAGCTTGCCGCCGTTGATGAGATTGCTGAAGGTGAGCAGGCTCATCGTCTTGACCAGCTTCTTCCTCCGGTAGGGCACCGCCCAGCTGCGGCTTCGGCGGTTCTGCGTCCACCACAGTGGCTTGCTGATGGCGAGGTCAATGTCATGCCGCATGGTCGGCCTCCTGTTCTTCGGCTTCGATTTCGCATAGTGGGCATGGGATGGGGCGCGCCGGATACAGCGCGCACCCATGCCTGGGACATACCGGTTCCACGTCCGGCGGTTCAATCCATTCGCGCATCAGAATTCAGGCTCTACTGGCGCAGCCCACGGATCATCGGCAGGAGCCTGCGACTGCTGTTGTGCCTGCTGCGGCTGCTGATAGCCGCCACCATTGGCGTTGCCGCCCTGGTATGAGCCTGACTGCATCTTCTGCACCTGAGCCGTCGCATACTTGAGCGACGGGCCGATCTCGTCCACCTGCAATTCGATGACCGTGCGGTTGGAACCGTCCTGCGCCTGATAGGAACGCTGCTGCAAACGACCCTGCGCGATCACACGCATGCCCTTTGCGAGGCTCTGCGCGCAATGAGTGGCGAGGTCACGCCAAGCGGAGCAGCGCATGAACAAAGCCTGACCGTCTTCGAACTGGTTCGTATTACGGTTCCAGGAACGCGGCGTGCTGGCGATCGTGAAGCTGGCAACGGATGCGCCGCTGCTAGTGGTACGAATCTCCGGATCGGCGGTCAGATTCCCGACGATCGTGATAACGGTTTCTCCGGCCATCACTCAGCCTCCTTCACGTCGGCTTCGGTATCCTCCGGCGTATCCGCTTCCATGACCTCGGCGGTCACGTCATCTGCTTCGTCGGCACTATCGTCATCGAGCACCGGCTGGAACACGTCGCCGTAATCAGGCGTGATATCATCGGCGGCGACGGCGGTCTGCGCCTGCACGGTCAAAGGCAGGTACGGGGCGGCACGACGGATGGCGGTCTTCTTCGCCATGGCCTCGTAATCGGTCTTCCACGGGCCGAAATTGCCGCTCTTGCTGCGTGCCCTCGCCTGCTCGATCTCCTGACGGTTAAGGACGAGGAAGTAGTGTCCGCCGTCCTTGAAATGCGCGACCATGTACACGTGGGTCAGTTCGCCGGGGTTGGCGCATGGCACGTGGTGCAGCTCCTCGTTGAGGCCATAGCTGTACGAGAATTCGTCTCCCTGGTGTACTGCTCGGGCGCTGATGTCCACGAGCTGGCCGCTACGTCGCGCCAAGTCGATCATGCCACGGTAGCCCATGATGAACGTGGCTTCCATTCCGCCGGATTTCTTGTTGTAGAAGGGAAGCACGTAGGCGCGGCCCAATCCGTCCACGTTGGACGGTTCCAATCCGAGCGCGGAACAGGTCATGAAGCATGAGAGCACGCTTTGCGGCGAGCATTCCGCGAGTTTCGGTGTCTTGTTGATAGCTGACACGCACATCTGGTAGAGGCGGTCTGGGCTGATGTTGTTGCCGACGACGCTGGCGATACGCGGCCAGCTCTTCTTCATCAGCATCTGGAGGTTCTTTTTCGGCGTCATTTCGACCATCTGCCGGCCTTGCGACTGCTGTGCGATTGCTCCCATGATTATTGCTCCTTTTCTTCGGTTTCTTCGATGGCTTTGAATGCGAATTTGCGGTATGTGGTGGCTTTGACGACGTATTCCTTGCGGGTCGTCGGCTTGTAGGTGGCTTGGAGGTTGCCGCAGCGCACGCCCGTATGCGGGCCGATGCGCAGGATGATCTGCTCCTGCAATTCCTTCTGAGTGGCCTTCAGGTCATTCAGCATTCTGATGGCGCTCTCGTATCGTGCGAGCAGGTAGTAGAGGTGATCGTCGTCGCTTTCGTCCACGATGTCCGGCGTGGGTTCCGGGAACGCCTTCTGCACGTCACCGCCTGTGGTGAGCTGCGGTGGAGTGCTAGAAGTGACGAAATGCCAGAAGTCGGCTGCGGCCTTGTCGATCGCGGCCATATCCTCCACGTCGGCTTCGAACGGGATTTCTACCGGCTCGTCGTCTCCGATTGCGACGTAGACGTAGCCTCACGTCCATCCAGTGACGAGCGCATAGAACTCGACTTGAGCGAGATAGTAAGGTGGAATTCGGAGGTTGCCGTCCTCGTCATGCCAGTCCCCCGCTCGACGGCTGCTCGCCGTCTTGATTTCGAGGATTCCGAAACTTCCGTCCTCCCCTTGCAGGATGCCGTCAAGGGAAGCGCGTAGGTAGGGCTTTTCGCGGCTGATGAATTGCTTGTCGGTGCCGTCCGTGACGAGCATTTCCGGATGATTCGAGCGGAAACGCTTCCTGAGCTCGTTTTCCAGGGCATTGCCTTTGACGATTGCCCACTTGTCGGAGATGTCCTCAGGTTCCACACGTCCGGTCTTCTCAAGCCACAAATCGTAAGGCGTTTTGAAAGCGTTAAGGCCGAGTATCGTGCTCATGTCAGACCCGCCGACACCCGCCTTACGGCTCTTCAGCCATGCGAGATGACGTTCCGTTTTCTTGCACTGTCGGAACCGTTCGATCGTGTAGCGTTCCGTGTCCTTGAGTGTGATGCGTTTCATTCCTTCGACGCCTTCATTTCTTGGATTTCACCGTTAAAAAAATCGATGATGAGATTGCAGATGGCGACCGACGACGTTTTGAGTGCGGTTTTTTCCTCTTCGTTTTCGGCTTTGATGGTGAAAACGCCATCCTTGCTATCGAACTTGAGTCTCATGCCGCCGCATCCTTGCTGTAGTTGGCTTTCAAGTCCATCAATTCGCCGTTCAGCAGCTTGGTGGCGAATCCGTAGACCACTTTGTCGTTGACTTGGAACGCGGTTCGCTGCAGAGCGCTGATGGCGTCAAAAATGCCGGTCAATGCGTTGGAGATGATGACGCGTGGGCTCTCGCACTGTTTTTCCGGTGCCGTCACCGCGTTGGCGGTGAGTTCCTGGCTCATTGGTTCCTCCTTGTTGGCGGCTGGTTTCGATGTGGTGGTCATGGTTTCTTTCTTCTTTCCGGTTGTGGAGTTTTTCCGTGTCTTGCGGGGTGAATGCTGGTTGAAGGCCGGCAGCAGTCCTTCCTTGCGGAGTTGACTGATGATGTTGCCGACTGTTTTCTGGCTCATGCCGAGCGCTTCGGCGGTTTCCTTGCCGTCGAACGGTTGGCCTTGGTCGATGCGGTTTTTGCAGTGCGCGAGGATGCAGTCTCGTTTCGACGGTTTCTCCGGCAGGCCCTGCGTGAGGAGTCCGGCCTTGCGCAACGCCCGCATTTCGTCGAGTTCGAGACCGGCTTCGCCCGATTCGTCGTAGATTTTTCTCAGTTCGGCGAGTTCCTCGAACGTGTATTCGTGTTTCAACGTGTTCCTTTCCTGAGTCTTTCGATCAATCGCCTGTTTTTGCAGATGAAAGCGTCCACGTCGATTCCCTGCTGGGTGAGGGTCGGCTTGCCGGTGTCGACGCGTGCTTTCACGTCGCTTGTGACGGTCGGACTGCTTTTAAACCGTGAGCCGGAACGAGCATGACGTTTTTTCATCTCGCCACCGTCCTTCGGTATTCGTGCGCCGAAGCCCACCGTTCGGCCACGGCGCGTTGGTATCTGACCTTGCGCCTGTCCTGATGGCCTTCGGGCGGTTCCACGCCGATTTTCAAGTACGGCGGGCCTTTGCCGGTGCTCCGCCAGTTGGCAAGGGTGCGCACGCTCATGCCGAGCATGACGGCAAGTTCAGATGGCGTGAGCAGATCGGTCATGACCTGCCATCCCGAATGTCGCCCATCGGGTCGATGTGGAGGCCGTCGAGCATTTCCACGGTGTCGCCGCCGCCGCGTTCGATATGCCTTTTGAGCGCAATGTCGATGGCCTGACATGCGATTCGTGCGGCAAGCGCGGTGAGTTCGCCGAGTCCGTCGCCGGGCAGTTCGACGCTGTACGCCTGGTCTTCGGATGCGCCTAGCGGCATGATGAATGTGCCGATGGTCGAGCGGGTGTCGTTCTCATTTTCGATGCATTCGGCCGAGAGCGTGAATCTCAGCGTCCTGCTTTTCTTGCTGCTCATTGCTGTTTCCTTTGCTTTGTTGACGTTGTGGTGCCCCACCATGACGAGTGGATGGGGCTGAGTGGCTGGTATCGGAGTCGGACCGATGCCGTCCTTGGATTCCTGAGCGCCCCTTTGACTGTTGGAACACAGACCTGAACGTGTTCGCGATCGGTGGCGTGGCCGACTGTGATTGAAGCAGTCAGGCGGACTTGAAGGGTTTGCAGGCACCGGAATGCCTGCTTCTTGATAGTTAGAGAGAAGAAGATTTGGAATCCGTGGACGGGCGAACCGTCGCCCAGCCGAAGCCACGACAGAGTGATGTGCATGTAAACGCCGTGGCGAATTTGTTGTTTGTCGATATTCAGTTATGGTTCCCGCCAGCCGACATGGTGAACGTGGATGTCCGTGCAAAATATCCCTAATTGGTTTGTTTTTGTTGGACTGTCGGCTGGTGGGAAGTCTTTATTCTCGTGGGGCGAACCGCACGGTCAGCCATAGGCCGGTCAACAGGTAGACGGCGCTCACAAGGATGGTGGCGGCTTGCGAGTCCGTCGTCCGCCACGCGAACAGCAGGGTCATGCTGCTCACGAATCCGATGACGGCGGCTGCGAACTTCAGGCGGCGGAACGTGTAGTTCGGCTTCGTTTCCCCTGCCGGTTCGTTTTCGGGCTGGCGGTCGTGGTTGGTCATTTGTCTGCCTCCATTTCCTTGAGGATTCGATTGCATTCGCGGCGGACGCGTTGCACTTCGGTTTTGCTTAGGGTGACGTCGTAGTTGCCGGTCGAGGTGCGGAAGCTCATTCGGGCCATCGTCACCCCGTTTCTGGTGAATGTCTTGATGTCGAATCCGCCGTCGTCCATCCAGCTCATCTTGTGTTTCCCGCCTTGTCGTTGAGTTCGAGCAGGTCGAGTTGTTCGTGGCATTTCGCTTCGATTTGCGCCCGCCTGGTCTCGTCAGTCTCCTCGCTGAGCTGGTTGAACAGGTCGCGCAGATTCTGGAGGATCCGATCGCGTTGTTCCAGGAATGTCATCTTGTTGCTCCGATCTTGTTGGAGAGGTTGTAGGCGATGCCTTCGATTTCCGCCGAGGTGAAGTCCGCGAGGGTGATGTCTTGGATGCCGTCGACGAGGCTGGCGCTGCCGTCCTCATGGAGGCGGATATAAAATCCGCTTGATGCGAGCAGCAGGCATCCGGATTCGTGGAGCGTCGGCGGTTTCGGCGGGTTCAACAGTTGCTGGCTCATGTTCGGTTTCCTTAGACCTTGAATTGTTTGATGCTGTCGATTGGCTGGAGCAGCACCGCAGTGAATTGGAAGAGGGTCATTCCAAACATGTCGGCGATTTTTTCCAGATCACTTACGGTGAAGTCTTTCTTGCCGGTGAGTTTTTTGTTCGCCAGCGGCCTTTCGCATCCAATCGCTTGGGCTATGTCTTCTTGCGTCATGCCCCTTCGAGCCATCTCCCCTCGGATGTTGGCTCTCATGAGTTCCGTTTCGCTTGTCACCCAACCTCCTTTCTCGTTTCATTGCTGATTACAAATAGTACTTATTTGGATACTCTTAAGAGAGTACTTAATTGATTACTTTACAAAAAGTACACAATTGGGTATCATGGAGCCATGGGAACAAGAGCTAACACCGACGTTACCGACGGAGCGCGGAGCGTCATGGAATATTGCAAAGCACTGCAATCCAGGAGCGGTATGACCGCTACGGATTTCGCCGCGAAATGTGGATTCAGCCGCAACTATTGGTTCGTCCGCGCCCGGTTCGACGCGCCTTTGACGGTATCGGACTGCGAACGAATCGCCAAGACGTGCGGGATGACATTGCGTCAGCTATTCGCAAACGCGCTTGCGGAACAGGAAGAAAAAAGAACCGTCGAAACCCTCAACAAGCTGCAGAGGGGCGACGTGACTCTTGCCGCCTATGACGCCGCTGGCAAGCAGGAGGCCATCAATGGAGAGGCTGGGCCGGATTACGACGAGCCTGCCTGACCTGCCGATCGACCGGCGCATGACATACGGGGCCATGCGCCGCGCAATCATCGGCCTGCCCGTCACCGTGTCCAGCGCCATCCTGCCGAATGGACTATGGGGCTGCTACGACGCATCCAACAGCGTGATACTCATTGACAGGCGCCTTACCTACACGGCGAAAAGATGCGTGCTCACGCATGAGCTGCTGCACTGGAAGCATGGCGACGATGGTTGTGCGAACGATCGTTCGAAGCAGGAACGCCGCTGCCGCACGCAGACGGCGCTCATATTGGTCAATCCCGCCGAACTCGCACTACTAGAACGAATGTACGAGTACGAATCGCAGATCGCGGACGAACTCGACATAACGACACAAGTCCTCGAAGACTACCGGAGCACGCTCGCATCGGCGTAGAATCGGCTGCATCCCCCTTGTTTGGCGGAAAGAGAGAAGGAACCAATGAGAATCAGACAGAACAATGCGATGCTGGTCAAGCTCAAGGCTTGGCTTGGCAAGGACGTGAAAGTGAAGTCGGCGGTCTGCTCCGGGATCGCCGTCGTATGTGTAGTAGCGTTGGCTGTCGGAGCGGTCACCTATGCCGCCAGCGTGCATTCCGCAGCGGTCAAGGAAGCCGCCGAGACTATCGAAGCCGACAATGCCGACTATGCGAAGCTGATCGACGAATACAACAAGCTTGTGGACGAATACAATTCGCTTTCGGATGATTACGATACCGCCTCGGAGACGATAGACAAGGCTGACGGCATGAAGGCCGACATAAAGAAGATGGAGGCTACGCGGGACAATTTGCAGGCGCAAATCGAATCGTTGACCGGTCAGGTTGATAACGCCAAGAGGACCAGCGCTTCCGATGGCGTGTGGCAGGTCGGCAAGGACATCGACGCCGGAACGTATCGCGCGAACGATTCCGTGACGGACCGCTGTTACTGGGAGGTCTCCGCCGGTGACGACATCGTGCAGAACGACATGCCAGGCGGTGGATATCCGCAGGTGACGGTGAGCGATGGGCAGCAGTTCAAGCTCCAGAATTGCGGCACTTTCACCAAGCAGTGACACTCTTTTCTATTTGCCCCACCAATTGTGGGGCTTTTATATTGGGTATGTAAAATAAGTGGTTGGAAATTGGTAAATATCTGGTTGGACAATCAAGATGATGCCCACCGAATCCCAACCACTAATTTAACGAATATTATCTCTAAAAATCCAACCACTTTTTTAACGATAGGAGATTCGGCTTAGCGGTCTGAAATCCGTCACACCTCGACGGTCTATCCCTGTCTTGATGCCTCTTTCGCAATCCCGCTCGGGATCTTCTTCAAGGAACGAGACCACGCCCTTGGCCATGCGAGAGATGAGACCTTCGAGCTTGATAACGCAGTCGTATGCGCAGGCCTTCAAGTTTTCCGCACCAACTCCGGTATGCCCGTAGCTCGCGACGATTCCGCACTCGTCGCCTTGGACGCATACCCCGATGACTTTGTAGGGGCTGTAATCCTCTCCCCTGCCCTTGACTACGGATGACCCGGCATGGACGACTGCACAGCGCAGCTGGTAGAGGTCTGAGGCGGTGAATGCACCTCGCGCCGTTATACCGTCGAGCTCATCGCTAATCTCGTCTTGGCTCTTCTCGTCTTTTCGCTCGGCGTTCATCTTCTCGCCAGTATTTGGAAGATCTAGGTATTTCACGCACCAATCGATGTACTTCATGCCGACGGCTTTTGCGCAGACGTCGGGTATAGTCACAACGAGGCTCAGCGCTGCAAGCAAAAGCCCTGCGTCGAAGGCTATCTCGCATTCCTCCACGAGCCTACTGGGCGTGCGGTAGATCACGGTCGGGAAGCCGCATTCGTTGGCGGCGCTTTCCAGGCCACCTGAAGGCGCAGGCCTCCAGGCTGCAATTTCGTCGAGTCTCGCATTCATAGGATCTCCCCTTCCTTCTCTCTGCTTCAAGCTACCGCAGATGGGGATTGGACGTGCCGATTCTTCCATTTCAGCGCATTGGCGCTGTATGAAAGAATGAAAATAATGTTACATATGCATGTATGTATATTTCATGTTTGCAAGTTAGTATTTTCCACTTGCAAGGTTAATATGCACCCTTGTTTACAACACGCCATACACACATGTTTGCAAGTTAGCGTATAATGTGTTTCAGAACAAAAAACCTCCGCAGTGTTAACGGCACCACGGAGGTAAAACATGAAGCCTCACTCAAAGACTTCCGAAACCATTGTAACGCATGGCTTGGAGGTCGGAAATGGACCGTGAAATGGGATACCGCAACATGCTGGCAGTCGAAGAACTCGCAAGCCAAGGGAAACTCACCGTCACCCACAAGGGCGCACGCAGCTTCGACTTCGCGCAATACGCCCTGCTCAGCCGCATGGCATGGCTCACCGCCGACTGGCCGCTGGACAAAGCCGCCAAGGAAAAGCACATGCTTCCGCGCACCTACGCTTCCGGCTGGCTCAAAATCGCCATCGATTGGGGCATGACACTTCCCCAGTCAATGGACGAGCTCGTGGCGATCGGCAATGAGCCGCGCAACCCGAAGCGCGAGCAGCTGGCTTACAACCGCATCGGCAAGATCGCCAAGAAACTCGAATCCGCAGGACTCATCAAATGCCTTCGCAAGGGCAATGTTCAGCGCAAGAACAATGCCGTGTGGCTGCTGACTATCGGCACGCCGGAGGAAAACGCCGAAGTCGAAGCCTACGTGCGACAGCACATGTATCTCTGATTCCGTGCCCACATTTTGCCCACACTTTTCCGGTAATTGCAGTGAATTGCAGTGAATTGCAGTGAATTGCAAACCATGCGGGAACCGTTGGAAACACTGGGAAAACGGCGGAATAACAACGATATGAAAAACCGAGCGCAAAGGGTTCGAGTCCCTCATCGCCCACCTTTTGTTTCCGCAAAAATAAGCCGTTCCGCCTCTTCTGATATTCCCAACTATCTCGTGCGCGTGTCAGCAAAGTCATGACTTTTGTCAATATAGACAATTTCATGGAAACATCTTCTTCGACTGCTTCCGCAAGCAAAAAAGGCTCGGAATCGTGTGATTCCAAGCCTTTATATGAGCGCCCGACCTTGACCATGCGTGCCAAGGCAGGTAAAACGAATACGA